TTGCAAAAGAACGCGACTACGAGGTAATAAATAACCTCGAGACGACAACGACCATAATCAATCCCGAACACGTAGATGACTTCATCGATGATCTGAAGCTCCCGTTCGAAGCGCGTGGCTATCAGAAGGATGGATTCCTTCGCTGTGTCGAAAACGAACGCGCGGTCATTTTGTCTCCAACTGCATCAGGCAAGAGTTTGATGATCTACATGCTTATGAGATGGTACAACATGAAGACGCTGGTCGTGGTTCCCACCATTGGTCTTGTGCAGCAAATGAAGGGAGACTTTGAGGATTATGGCTTTAGAGATGGGACTTTATGTATCACCGGCAAGACCGACAAAAAACTCTGGACCGGGACAGTGGATTCAAGTTCAGTGGTCACCACATGGCAGTCAATTGCCAAACAACCCTCTAATTGGTTCGATCAATTTGGCGTTATTATCGGTGACGAGGCCCATCACTTTAAGTCTGACTCCCTACAGAAAATTATGTCAAAGACCCTTTCAACGGCGTATAAGTTCGCGTTTACAGGCACTCTTGACGGAAGTGAGACTCATCGATTGATGATCGAGTCGCTCTTCGGCTCTGTCTTCGAATTGACCACGTCGCGCGAATTGATGGACGACGGCTTCATAGCACCGCTAGACATCAAGATCATTTTGTTCAAGCACAAGATCATCGGCTTGACTTCGAAATCCTCATACTTCGATGAGCGTGACTTTATCGTGGATTGCGACGCGCGCAACCGCAATATCATCAAGCTCGCCCGTAAGCTCAAAGGGAATACCATCATTCTGTATTCTCTTGTTGACAGGCACGGAAAAGTGTTGTATGATATATTAAATGACTCGAAATATGAAGGAAGACGCTTCTTTATTTCGGGCGGTACTGACGCTGAGCAAAGAGAACAGGTTCGTGTCATAACCGAAGACGAGACGGATGCAATCATTATTGCGTCCTATGGCACATTTAGTACGGGAACAAACATTAAAAACTTGTCAAATATTATCTTTGCAAGTCCGCACAAGGGAAAGATCCGAGTGCTTCAATCTATTGGTCGAGTTCTTCGACTGCATGACGCAAAAAGCAAGGCGCGTTTATTTGATCTAGCAGACGACCTGAGAAAAACGAAGAGAAGTAAGCCGAATTTTACACTTAAGCATTTATATGAGAGAGTGAAGATTTACAACGAACAGCAATTTGACTATCAGATTTTTAATATTGAGGTAGGAGAGTAGATTATGAAAGATATGAAACATTTGACTATACTTGTGGTATTAGTAGGATTGGGCACAACGGTGTATAGTTTTACTAGCCATGTAGAACATGAACGCATATATAAGAAACTGGTAGTCATCCAAGAATTATTGGAGACTATAAAAACTAATGGCAAGACGAGCAAAACAGAATTACATCAATAACTACGATTTTTTACAAGCAATCATTGTCTACAAAGCAGAATGCAGAGAAGCAGACGAGGCAGGAGTAGAGCGACCAATAATGCCTAAGTATCTTGGCGAATGTATTTACAAAATCGCCACACGCTTAGCAACGAAGCCCAACTTTTCAAACTATCCATTCAAGGAAGACATGGTGGGAGACGGCATCGAGAACGCATTGACATACTTTCACAACTTCGATGAGACAAAGTACAGTAATCCATTCGCGTATTACACGCAGATCATTTGGTTTGCCTTTCTCCGCCGCATCGCTAAAGAGAAGAAGCTGCTATACACGAAGTACCAGGCGATGATCAACAGCAACATGATGAACATGACTAGCGCCCTGCAGGAACACGATAAGACGGCGTATGCAGATTTCATCAAACAAAGTGAAGGTTCCGCCGATTACATGGAGGAATTCATCAGAAGCTACGAAGAGACGCTGATGAAGAATAAAGCGCCTAAGGAAGTGAAGACACAGTATGATGAGGGCACTATGCATCAATCAGCACATGATGCAATGAAACCAAAGAGGAATGACGATGCCGACGTTGAGACAGACAACATATCCGAAGAACGAACAGTCACTTGAATGCAAACTTAGACAGCTGCCCATTACATTGAGGGAACAGATGACTACTGAGTTAAGGCGGAAAGTCATGCATGATATAACTAGTAAGTTGGACAAGATCCGTGATCTGTTAAGAGAGGTACAACAGCATGAGCATTTCATTAAAAATACCTAGCCATTTCTCAAAATAAATTTCAAAGAAGGAAGTTTAATTGAATAAAATTGCAATCATTACAGATACGCACTGGGGCGCGCGAGCCGACAGTCACATCTATTTGGATTACTACAAGAAGTTTTACGATGACGTGTTCTTTCCTTACCTAGACGAGCACAAAATCGATACCGTGGTCCATCTTGGTGACATTGTTGACAGGCGCAAGTTCATCAATTACGTCTCGCTCAATCGCATGAAGCAGGATTTCATTGATCCCATGCGCGAACGCGACATTGACTTCCACGTGATCGTTGGCAACCACGATATCTCATACCGCAACAGCAACCACATTAACGCTATGGATCAGCTGTTCACCCAAGATTCGTTTCCAACGATCTACGACAATCCACGCGACATGTTCATAAAGGGGCACAACGTGCTCATGGTGCCTTGGGTCAATTCGCAAAACCTAGAAGAGACATTGGACGCAATCGAGATGACTTCAGCCAAGATGGCGTTTGGACATCTCGAGATCCAGGGAGCGGACTGGGGCAATGGCGTCAAATCGCAGCACGGATCACCAGCCGAAATGTTCAAGCGATTTGACAAGGTCCTGACCGGTCACTTCCACGGTCGCTCAGAGATGGGGAACATCACATACATTGGCAATCCGTACCACATGTACTGGGGCGATTATGGCTCCAAGCGTGGGTTTGTGATCATGGATCTTGACACACAGGACATGGAATATATCAACAATCCATATAGTATTTTTCATAAAATCTATTATAATGACGAGAATAAAACGCTTGACGACATAGATGAACTGTGTGATAATATACATGAGGGCGTCTACGTCAAAGTGATCGTTGAGATGAAGACGAACGTCTACTGGTTTGACAAGATGCTCAATACGTTGTACGAGAAGAACTGCGCGGGCATTCAAATCATTGACAGCGACGTCTTGGACGGCTCGTTCGACGCAGACAACATTGATGAAGCAGAGGATACGCTGACCATCGTGAAGAAGTACATTGACAACACCCAACCGACGAGCGTGAACAAGAAGCAGCTCATGTTCCTGTTCAATCATTTGTACACTGAAGCGGAGAACATGGACTTATGAGGGGCACAATAGCAAAGGTAATACTTCCAGTAGATCGCCGATGGCACCGTGATCTTATCTGTGGTCAAGCGTCTAAAGACATCATTGATGAAGTCAATAAAACTTCATTTTTGGCATTACAGGTGGTTGGTGATTTTAGAATGCTCATGGTTACTCGACTTCTCCCAAATAAGGATTTTTAATGAACCTAGTATTCCACACTGTACGTTGGAAGAACCTGCTATCAACAGGCAACAGCTGGACAGAAATTCAACTGGATCGCACGCCAAACACACTGATCATTGGCGAGAATGGCGCGGGGAAGAGCACAGTCCTAGACGCCATTTGCTATGCTCTGTTCAATAAGCCATATCGGCGGATCAACAAACCGCAATTGGTTAACTCCGTGAACAATAAAGGTATGGTCATTGAGATGGAGTTCACCTATGGCTCAAAGCGCTGTCGCGTTGTGCGCGGACAGAAACCTGGGGTATTCGAGATCCGCATCGATGGCGTGCTAATCGATCAAACAGCCAAGGCGAAAGATTACCAGAGCATCCTCGAGAAGAACATCCTGAAGATGAACTACAAGTCGTTCACGCAAATTGTAATTCTCGGATCGTCTACGTTTATCCCGTTCATGCAGCTATCAGCAGCAGGACGTCGAGACGTGATTGAAGACATCCTGGACATTCGCATCTTCAGTCAAATGAACGCTTTGCTTAAAGACAAAGTCTATAACAACAAGATTGACCTTCGCGATACGAACAGTCTTATTTCATTGATACAAGAGAAGATCAAACTTCACAAAAAGCACATCGATTCTTTAGTCAAGAATGCCGATGACCAAATCCATGAGAACAACGTAGAGATCAAAAGTATCTATGAATCCATAGATGAAGATGGAATTGAAAGTGATCGATTGTTTGAAGAAACTGCTATTCTCCAAACGGTAGTTGATCGTAAAGAACAGCTCGAGAAACTATCGGGTGAGATGGCTCATGTAGACATGAAAATCGATAACCAAATAAAGAACGCAAAGAAGGCAGCGAAGTTTTTCAAGGATCACGAAGTATGTCCTACGTGTACGCAAGAGATCGATGAAGAATTCCGCAATGCAGAGATAGAGAAGAAAGACAATCTCATAGCAAAAAATGAAGCTGGTCTGGTTATCCTTCAACGTAAGTATGAGAAACTCCAGGGACGATTGGAGGCGATCTATAAAGCGGTAACAGAGATCAATAAACTCAACAAACGTTCAACAGAAATTCTGTCAAGCATCAAAAACTCGCACGAATGGATCAGACGCCTTGAGCTCCACAACGCTCAGCTCAAGGATTCGAAAGGAGATCTGAAGAAAGAGAACTCAGAGCTTCAATCTCTCGAGAAAAAACTCAAACATAAAGAGAAGCTCAAAGAGGGATTGATCTATGATCGTGAGATGTTTGACATTGCTGGCGAACTCCTGAAAGATACTGGCATCAAGACACAAATAATTAAGCAATATGTCCCTATCATCAACAAGCTGGTTAATAAATACTTGCAGGCGATGAACTTTTTCGTGAACTTTACGCTGGACGAGGCGTTCAACGAGACGATCAAGAGCAGGCATCGTGACATATTCAGCTACGACAGCTTTAGCGAAGGGGAGAAGACAAGGATCGACCTGGCATTGTTGCTAACGTGGCGCGCAATCGCTAAGATCAAGAACAGCACAAACACCAATCTGCTCATGTTAGACGAGGTCTTCGACAGCTCGTTGGATGCGGATGGCGGTGATGATTTCATGAAGCTGATCTATGATCTCGGAGCTAACAATAACGTATTTGTGATCAGTCATACCCAAGCCCTTGTTGACAAATTCTACGCGACGATAAAGTTTGAGAAGCAGAAGAATTTCAGTAGGATGGTGGAATGAAATACGGGATCAAAATCCCCTCTATGCGACGACAAAGCTTCTTGTATGAGACATATCGATGGCATGTGGACCAGCGCCGGGGATCGTTGGTCCAGGAATTCGACACGTTCAAAGATGCTCAAAAATTTGCCGACGACCACTGGGACGATTACCACATCCAGCAAATCCCTCAAAATTTAATAAAGAAAGTACTTGACATCTCCCTCTTTTTATGTTACTATATAATTACACAATGAGGAAGAGGAAGAAGATCATGAATGTAACAGCAAATGAAATCGCAGTTTTGAACGACATGGCGCATCACGAGATGAATCCAGGCAATGGCGCTCGTCCCACATGCGCCGCCGACGTCTGCACGTTCTGTTGGGTCGAGGATTTTGGTCCTGGCTTGACACTCAATCAGGTCAAGGGCGTTGTTTCGAGTCTCGTTAAGAAGGGCTTGATCGTGGTCAGCGAAGACGACGAGCACAACGTGGTCGATTTCACCGATGCGGGTTTCGCAGTGTTCGAAGAGCACTGCTGATGACTGATCTCATCGAAACCGCCACCTACCTTGTTGAACGCGACAGCCGGCTGCATGAGATTTTGCGCCGGCGCGCGCTGTGCAGAAGAGATGTGGATTCCAGCACTTGGGGCGCGCTATTTTCGACTAAGACCTGGCGCCGACGCCTTGCTCTGCTCGAGAAAATGGACGATCACCGGCATTGGTACATCCAAAACATGATGGATATTCCTACTCCATGGTGTCCATCTTCCTATACAATGGGATATAAAAACCGGTTCGGACAAAGGCAGGTGAGCTGGAAAGATTTCGATAACAACGAAATCCAGTTCACTCTCAAGTTCAGAAGGGAAATTCAGGAGTAAGATGTACACTGTCCTAGTATGTGGTGGACGCGATTACAAAGACATGGATCGCGTTTTCAATATTCTTGATGCAATGAGAGGCATATTGGACATGGGCACAATCACCATTATCCAGGGCGGCGCTTCGGGTGCTGACGCTTTGGCTAAGGAATGGTGCGAGCTCCGCTTTGTTCATCAGAAGCAATTCGACGCGAAATGGAAGCAGTACGGCAAGGCAGCAGGGATGCGAAGAAATAACGAGATGCTCAATCATTTGTTGCAACAGCGCGCCGAAGGAGACAAGGTTTTCGTCTTGGCATTCCCTGGCGGCGATGGAACTGCTAACATGGTTGGGATAGCCAAGAACGCGAATGTACCAACTTTGGAGTTATGACAATGAGTAAGCGATTGGTAGTGCGAGACAAGACCTCCGGCAAGTATTGGAAATGTCCAAGCAAGTACGGCACGTGGGTCGACGACATCCAAGAGGCATCGATTTGGTATCGGAAGCCATGGGTTCCGCCCAAAATTCAAATTGCCGACCATCAAGGTTTCGGGTATTACGACACAGATCCCGAATATCTTGAGGTTCAGATCAACGTTGGCGAAGGGGTTTTGACATGAATTGGGATAAGATGTTTGGGATCTCTTGTATCGGCTTCATCGTTGCGTTGCTCGCGGCCTTTATCTTCGCTTTTGGATGGCTTCTCGGAGTGATGAGCGGCAAAGAATATGTTTGTAAGAAGCTGATGCCGCAAATCACCCAAGAACAAATGGTCGAAAAGACAACCTGTGACGTTTTAAATATCGTAAAATGAATTCTTTGTTATGTTCACTCAACTAACTAACGGAGGAAGACATGCTCGATGGACCCGAATGGATGAGATTTGAAGTGTTGAAACGCGAATTGCTCAATCTCAGTCTACGCGGAAAGGGATATGAGCATATTATGGCGTACCTACAAGTTGAAATTGAAAGTTTAGAAAGGCGGAAGAATGCTCCTACTTGAAAATGATCCTGGGTTACACCAGGAAACTGCTCGTTATGTTTTTGATGATAAGGAAGAGGCATTGAAAGTAGCCGCCCTTCTCAAAGAGATCATGATTACCAACCACGGTGTTGGTCTTGCTGCTCCTCAGATAGGTCTGAACGAGCGCGTCTTTGTTATGGGACATTGGGCTACTCCCGACGACATTATCACCGTTTTCAATCCTTTCATCGTTGAGACCTCTGAAGAGGTCGAAATGGTCGAAGAAGGATGTCTGTCGTATCCCGACCTGTTCCTCAAAGTCAAACGACCGAAGAGCATTCGTGCTCGCTTTGTGTCTGAAGATGGCGTCGTTCAGACGATGAACTTCTCGGGCATGACCGCGCGCGTGTTCCAACACGAAATGGATCACCTCGACGGCATCACCATGGATCAGCGTGCCAATCGATATCATCTCGAGAAGGCCCGCAAGGATCGGAAACTGAAACGGAGGAAAGCGGCATGATTAAATCATTTGCAGCATGGGCTTTGCAAGATCAGCAAACGGGTGAATATTATGACGGCGGTGGAAGAGGAACCGCTGATGGCGTCAAGCTTTATACTAGCTTGAAGAGCGCCGAACTCGCGCGAAAGAATACGGTTAGGAAGAAATATGTTCACGGTGAGGGCTATGTCAAAGTTAACGAACCGTTCGCCGTCATTCTCGTGAAACTCGAAACAGTGAAGGTGGAAGAATGAAAGTTTACGTCTTGAAGGATTATGAAGGCGACATGCATATGGATGAGCGCCGCAAAGTGCCGGTCATCTATGCGACCGCAGAAGCAGCGGAGTCTGCCATCAAACGCGCGCCGAAGAAGAAGCCCAGCAAGGGCGTCGGACGTGGTCGCGTCTGGACAGAATGCAATTGGGCAGCAGAAGGGGTGAGCATATGAACGCGCTTGAATATCAAGATTTCGTCAACAGCGTCAGCTCAGACGATACGTCGATCTACATGTCATTCAAGGATCGACTTGAGGTCCTCCATAGAAACCACGGCTGTGATCCTCAGCGCTTGATCACAGCAGCTCTCGGGATGGTCGGCGAGTCTCAAGAATATCTCGACCTGGTGGTTAATTCTATTATCACCGACACTCATGATAAGCGATTGCTTGAGCTTGGCGACGTCTTGTGGTACATCATCCAAGCGTGTGAGGGTCTCGGGGTGGGTCTCGATAAGGTGCAGGAATTGTCTGTTGGCGTTCGCAATCACTACATCGAAGTGAGCCCGATCAAATTGTCTTCAATGGAGACAGACGAACTTGAGCCGGAGTTGGCATCAGTCATCGGCGAGTTCTGCGATTTGCTTAAAAAGATCTTGTTCCACGGCAAAAGCTTTGTCGAAAACCACAAGAAATTGCTTGACATCCTCGCTAAACTGTATTATACTTATGAGAATGAATTGCAATGGCAGGGTTTCACGTTGGAGGAGGTAATGCTCGCGAACGTTGAGAAACTCTCAAATCGACACAAAGAGGGGTTTACATCAAATTATGACAGCGACTCAGGAGATTCTGTATAGTGAGCTTTTCTACTCCATCCAAGGAGAAGGAAAGTATACCGGCGTCCCAACCGTGTGGGTCCGTTTTTGGGGATGTAATCTCGAATGTAATGGGTTCGGCCAATCCGTTCCGACGGACCCCAGTACATACAAACTCCCATACCTTGATATGGATTCCAGATCCATCTCGGATATCAAAGAACTGCCCGTTTTTGAAAGAGGCTGTGACAGTTCATACTCCTGGTCAAAGCGTTTTAATCATCTTGTTTCGCGAGGTTCACCAGCAGAGATTGTAGATCAGCTGATCGACTTCCTGCCCAACGGCATCTTCAACAACTCGTTTCAGGACGTTCATCTGTGCTTCACAGGCGGCGAGCCGATGCTCCCGCGCAATCAACGCGCGATGACGGCGATCTTGCAAGAGATTTCGGCACGCGGCGATCAGTTCCCTAGTAAGATTACGATTGAGACGAACGGAACTCGAAAGATCACAGAAGATTTTGAGAATTTTCTCTATGATTATGAAGTCGATGTTTTCTGGAGTATCTCGCCGAAACTATTCTCTGTCACAGGCGAGCCTAACGGCCGCGCGATTAAGCCAGATGTCATTGCAGGGTATCGCCCATTGCGTGATAAGCAGCTCAAGTTCGTTGTCAGCGGCACGAAGCAGTGCTGGGATGAACTCGAGCGCGTCAAAGAGGAGATCAACGCAGATCTTCATATCCCAATATGGATCATGCCACTTGGCGGAACGCTTGAAGGACAAAATGGCGAGATCGACGGGCATATGAAATCTGGAGATATCGCCGACGAGGCATTGCGACGTGGCTATAACGTCGCTGCGAGAGTCCACAACTTCCTTTGGGGCAACGCTATTGGGAAGTAGCACGGCTTCTAAAATTCATCGATCAGTTCGTGATGAAATTGGACGGATCTTAAAACGGGCTGTTAGCCTTCATGTCCTTGTCTTAAAAGGAGATCAACCCCTTTGGAAACCTATCCATAAGTTTGTGTGGAGCATCCAGGAGATAGTTCTGGAGGAGCTAAATAATGACAAACTCACTTGAAAAATAGATTGCTAATGCCATGGATTGATGATATTTTGGCCATAACAGATGCCAATGTCAGTTGGGAAATCAAGGATCAGCTTAAGAAAAGATTGTCGGATATCATATTAGACAGAATTGCCTGTCCGAGCAGTTCCGTAGAATTAAACTTGGATAGAGTTAGGCGCCTCAACAGACCTATTTCCTCTCTAATGAGATTAACGGTTTCTGAACTGGGTCATAGAAATAGAAGTGCTTGACATTATGTCTAAATATGTTACTATGAATGATACACATTGAAAGGAAGACTGAATGTTCGTTTCTACAAAATCCTACCCTGACCTGGGTCCAGTCGCATATCGTCAGTGGAGAGCAGAGAGCCATTGCGCTCTGATCCATGGATATAGTCTGTCGTTTTACTTCGAGTTTGAGAGCGAGACGCTCGACGCCCGTAATTGGGTTGTCGATTTCGGCTCGCTTCGCCCGTTGAAAGACAAGCTAGAAGAGTGGTTCGATCACACAATGCTAGTCGCCGCAGATGATCCTGATTTCGACGCCTTCAAGACATTGTATGATAGAGGGCTTATCAATCTTGTTGAAGTCGAGAAGACTGGATGTGAAGGGCTGTCTGACTGGCTCTACGATTATATCAACGAGATCTTCTTGCCAGATCATGGCTATGGAGATCGTGTTTGGTGCCGCAAGGTGATGGTTCAGGAACATGCGAACAACAGCGCATGGAAAGAAGGGCATCGACCATGATTTATGGACCTAGAAAAATCGCAAAACAATTGCGAGCAAATGGCATTGACTTCAAGGCAAATGATAACATTTCCAAATACCTCTCTGATGCCGAGAAAGAAGCGATGCTTGGTCAGGTCGAAAAGGCAATGGAAAAGGTTCTCGAGGCTCTAATCATTGATACAGAGAACGACCACAATACGCGCGAGACAGCGAAGCGTGTCTCGAAGATGTGGGTCGAAGAGGTGTTTGCGGGTCGTTATGACCCAGTACCGAAGATAACCTCGTTCCCGAACGTGGGTTACGATGGGCTGTACATCTCAGGTCCGATCACCATCAAATCGACATGCGCCCATCACTTTCAGAACATTGTGGGCAAAGCATGGGTCGGTGTCGTGCCACAAGATGAGGTCATCGGATTGAGTAAATTCAATCGACTGATCGATCATATCGCCCGGCGACCACAGATCCAAGAAGAGATGACGACGCAGATCGCTCATGCATTGAAAGAGTACGCGAAGACACCCAACATCGGCGTAATCGTCAAGGCAGAGCATCACTGCATGACCCACCGAGGTGTGCGAGAACATGAGTCAGACATGACAACTTCAGTTATGCTTGGCGACTTCAAAGAGAACAGAGGTCTACAGAATGAGTTCTTGCAACTGGTAACCAATGGAAAGAGCTACAGTGAATGAAGTTTGACATAGTATTATCTGGTGTTTCGTACTTATCACAAGCATCAAAGAGAATGTTGGAAGAACCGTATGGTGATATCATGCGAGGCATTTACAGTTCTTTGAACGGGAAGCATAATCACCACGTTTCCATTTTGTACAACTCATTTGCGGAAAAGAACCAGGGTCCTTTATTTGAAGAAGTCTTCAAAAATCAAGACCAACGGATCTATGCAGACTCTGGCGGGTTGCAGATGATAACACTGGGGAAAGAAATTGACGCCGAAGCAAAAAAATCTATATACCAAAATCAGGCAGATTTCTCTGACTTCGCCATGTCGTTTGACGAGATCCCAGTGGTTACCACTGGCAAGTCTGGGATCGGCGACGTCTCAAATCGTTTTTTTGACCGAGCGGGAATTGAGAGCAAAGCACGGCAAACAGGGCGTAACCTCAAGGATCAGATTGCATATTTCGACGCGCAGAACACTAAATCAAAGCCTATGCTCATTCTCCAAGGCAACAGCCTAGAGAGCACACAGTTGTGGCTGGATTGCGTATGCGATGAACTCGGATCAGAGAATTTTCACATGATCTCGGGAGTAGCATCAGCGTTGTCGAGTATGGGATCTGGCACATTGGAGGATTTTGAGCGGGCGTTTATTGTCAACCACTTGAAATATCCAGAGGGCATCAACTACAAGCATATGCATCTCTTGGGCATCGGCTCGTTGACCAAACTGGTCCCGATTGTTCTTCTTGCTAGAGATAATGACATGATGATCTCCTATGACTCCACGAAGATCACCGGCAACTTCCAAAGAGGCTGCTATTACTACAAAGGTGATTTCAGGTATACGCGCGTGGGAAACACAGGAAGTAAGAAATTTGACAAGTTTTATGACGATATCGTCCAAAATCTTGATGAGCTTTCACTAAATACTATGAAAGAGAATTTCGACTATGACATTTTCTTCAAGAAATTTATCAACGGCAAAGAGTGGACTTCAGAAGGACTCGGAGCTGAAGATAGACTGAGAGACTTCAACTTGGCAAGTGCATATTTAATAGCTCAGACGCATAATTTCATTGCAGACTTGGCAAAAGTGTGTTATGATGATAATCATATGGAGAACTTCTACGGGGTGTATCCATATTTTCGTGCGCCATGCATAGCGTTTGCTGAAGTGCGCGACGAGCAAGATATGATCGACTGGCGCACAATGCACAACATGCACTGGAAGAAGCGGATCAAGTCGAAAGCGTTGAAAGAGTTAGAACAGACGGGAGCTACATTGGTATGATTAAAGTCGCAATAATTGGCGTAGGCAATTGCGCCAGCGCATTGGTACAGGGCATCAATTACTACAAGCATCGAAACGAAACAGATGTCCCGGGCGTGATGTATCCAGAGATCGGAGGCTACAAGGCGACAGACATTGAGGTCGTTGCCGCTTTCGATGTTGATGAGCGCAAGGTTGGCAAATCACTGAAAGAAGCGATCTTCGCTGGTCCAAACAACACTCGAGTGTTCCACACAGATATCGATGATGACGTGGTCGTGGTCCAGGGACCCAGGAACGACAGCATCGGGGATCATATGATGGATTCGCACGATGAGATCAATTTTCAACCTCTGCCCGATTATCAGTCCAGCGAGGCTAAGGTCGTTGACGTGCTGAAAGCGTCAGGCGCAGACGTGGTGATCAATTATCTGCCTGTCGGATCACAGAAGGCAACAGAGAATTATGCGCTGTGCGCTATCGAAGCGGGCGTGCCATTCTTGAACTGCATTCCCGTGTTCCTCGCATCAGATCCCGCCTGGGCTAAGAAATTCGCTGACGCGAAGCTGCCGATCATTGGCGATGACATGAAATCTCAATTTGGCGCGTCGATCTTCAGTCAGATCATCCAGGAGACGCTATTCAGTCGAGGGCACACAGTAAACTTTCATCAGCAGCTGAACGTCGGTGGCAACACAGATTTCCTCAACATGGTGGATCAGTCGCGATTGTCAAGCAAACGCATCTCTAAGGAAAACGTCATTCGAAGTCAGAACGACATTCGCAAGATCCCAGTGCCAAAGGATGGAATCTATGCGGGTCCGTCTTCTTTCATCCCATATCTCAAGGATAACAAGGTCGCGCACATCCGTGTAGAGGCAGAAGGATTTGGCGGTTCTCCCGTTGAGATCGACGTGAAACTTTCAGTACAGGATTCTCCAAATAGCGCAGGTGTTGTGATCGATGCTATTCGATTCCTCAAAGTCGCGCACGAGATGACCGTGAAAGGACCAATTGCCGGAGCAAGCGCATGGACACAAAAATCTCCACCAAAGCAGATGACGTTCGAAGATGCGAAGAAGGAATGTGACGCTCTGTCACAACGAAAACTAACACAAACTTTGTGGTATGGCACATGAATATACTTATTCTCTACAGCGGCGGGCTAGACAGCTTTATCCTGTATCACTACGCGAAAAAGCAATATCCTGACGCGGAGGTCCAGGCGGTCTATTATCGTCACGGACAACCGGCGATGCAGAAAGAGCTCGATCGGCTCCCATCTTGGGTCATCCAAAAGGAAATGGAATGGCTCGATGAGCATAATGGACCCGTCGCGATGAAGACGAAACCCACAGAGGGAGCAATCTTCATCCCAGGCAGGAACATGGCATTCATCACATTGGCGGCATGCCAATTCACTCCAGATGAGATCTGGATGGGCAGCGTCGCGAATGAGGTGACCGCAGCAAGCACAGACAAGAATCAATTATTCGTTGATAAGATGAACGATATTCTCAATTATGTGTTAGATCCATTCTTAGAGAATGGCATCAAAGTTCGGATTCCATTTGTCGAAGATGGCATGGGCAAAATCGAAGCGGTCCGTTGGGCGCTCGATCATGGCATCACCAAAGAAGAGATCCTGAACACGCCTAGTTGTTATGGCGAAGACGACATATCATGTGGCGTGTGTATCCAATGTCTCCGTCGATGGGCGATTTTTGGATTGATTGGGATCAATGAAGAATACGCGAAGGATCCAGTGCACAGTCACATGATGGTGAGAACGCTTACCAACATGGTCAAAGGCAGACCACAATCTGCCTTCTATTATGACGAGATTTTGAAGAACATGAAAATCTACTTGACTGACAATCCTGGGACATACGGAAAACAGTTCGAAGATAAAGTATTGGGGATCCCACTTTGACACGACTTTATGACAAGCGCATAATGTTCCTTGTGCCCAAGAAGCACGTGACCTACTCGGGTGGCACTGGTTCCTTTACCAAGAGCTTCTTGGAGATGGCAGAGAACATGCATTGGTGTGTAGATCTAGTACTCAATCGTCCACTCGGCGACAAAGAGAACGATATGCTAAAGGATTTGGCATTGGAGCATAATATCTACACTCCGACTGTCAATGAATATTTGCCCACCACCCAGCATAACAACATGTTTGTCTTCAAAGACGCGATCAACATGGAAACGGTGATCAATTTCCAATCTGCGATGATGAAGGCATTGGCGGAGAATTCTTACGATATGGTGCTCTCAAACGTTCCCGACGCGACGTTGGCAGCGCAGCACATTGGAATTTCTGACTACATCCCCGTGGTTCATTACACGCACAACGAGTCGAGTATTCACCACGGCAAGTACAAAGATAACACTTTCCGTAAATGCTACAACGATTATCTCAAGGATCTGTTTTCATCGGCAAGCATTTATTGTGGAACACAATCACAAACCAATGTAGATATCATAGAAGTAGCTCATTCTTTCGCCAAGGTTCACTTGTTGCCAATGCCTGTTCCCGAACGTGGACTGCTCAATCCTTCATATGAACCTAAGGATGGCGTTATGTTCATTGGGCGTTGCGAGAATCGAAAGAATCCTAAAGAATTTGTTCGAGCAATTGCTGAATCTGGACTGAACGCTAAGGTTTTGACAAAGGGCAAGGACGTAAAGAAATGGGAACACCTGTTCGCGGAAGCAGGCGTAACAAATTATGAAATAAAGTTTGACATCTCAGGACAAGAGAAGGTCGATTACATCAAATCTGCTAAGGTGGCTTATCATCCTTCGAAGCTGGAATCCTACGGGTTTAGCGCGTTCGAAACGCTGCATTCCTGTCCAACCGTGTGTCTCAAGAAATACGTCTGGTGGGAGTCGTTTAAGAAATTTGACGTCTACGCGACAACGACAGAAGACGTGACTTTACTCCTGAAAGAATTGCATGAGCAGCCCTGGAATGAAGATTGGCAGATGACAGGCATGGTGTTGCACGATTATTCCATCCCACGATACTGGCACAAATTCCTAATAGATGCAGAAGAAGCTTACAAAAAGTTTGTTCCTTATCAATTGAAGCCAGGAAACTTGAAAGATGCTCTGCAAAATGGCATCGTAAAGTTGAAAGATTACAACATATCTTTAGGAAGACAAATAAATATAGAAGACGTTGATGTGATTTCAAAGAAAAAGTATGCTCTCAACGTAAAGTACACCAAATCAGACACTTATCTGTCTATGGATAAAATAGTCGAAGATGATATATCTGAAGACGCAAACACCCAAGATCTGTCTTCGGTGTTTCAGTAGGAAAGGAACGAGATGTTAGATACAATTTTCGCGATCATTACAGTGGCAGGAGTAGTCACGTGGGTATTGGCGAGCCCAACAGGAGACAATTCAGACAAGATGTTGAAAATTTGCAACGTTGAAGCTGAGGGCGAACAGGCGCGCCATCCCGCAGATTCGAAGACTCTCGCGTGGTGTGCGCGATACAAAGAAGCACCTAAGATGGGAGCAAAAATGGAGAGACCCGTAAATGAGTGAATCTGAAGAATATTATGGCAACTTGACAGAAGTCAGAACCAAAGTCGGAAATACAAAATTTCGGGATGGTGAGATGAGACTTGAAATTTGGAGAGACGGTTCTTGGACTTTGACAAATGAACGTGGCACGACATTGGCGATTGGCGACCGCCATTGCCGGACTCCAATAATGTACAATGAGAAGATGGATCTTACGACCGGCAACATGACGTTCTCGCCTGCCACGACCGTCAAAGGTTCACCAGACGAGGAAATTGCCGCAAAAATGGCGGATGACGTCTCCGGCAAGATGAAGGATCCAAACTACAAGTTTTCTGAGGATGTGTTGCTCGAGGATCTGCGCGTGTATATAAATAACACATATAAGGGACATTACAACAAAAACAAGTTCCAGGCTTCGGAGTTCATCATTGACTCTGGACATGGTATGGGAATGTTCTTGGGCAATGTCCTGAAGTACGCTCAACGATACGGACACAAAAACGGCAAGGAACGAAAGGATTTGATGAAGATCCTACATTATGCTATTATGGCAGTACACGTACATGATCTTGAACAAGGAGATACAGAATGAAAATTGACACCAATACTTCCAACGTCTTGAAGAATTTCTCGGAAATCAATCCTTCGTTATACTTCAAAGCAGGTAACGTCCTGAAGACGATCTCACCCGCGAAGAACATCATCGCCGAGGCACAGATCGATCCCACCATCCCACAAGATTTCGGCATCTACGACTTGACGCAATTTCTCGCTCTGGTCTCTGCTTTCGGCGACGATGCAGACGTAGAATTCGAAGCGAAGAACATGATTATCTCCGATGGTGATCGACGTCTTCGGTATCTGTTCGCTGCAGCAAATCTCATCATCCTTCCGCCGGACAACATCAAGACCTTGGAAAATGTGGTGGTGAACTTCAAACTGTCAGAGGATAACGTCAAAAGCATCCTCCAAATGAAGAGCTTGCTCATGTCAAACGAGGTCATCTTCGAGTGTGAGAATGGGAAGTTTTCCGTGTCGGTCACCGATGCTGATAACCAGAACAGCAACTACTATCGCATCAATTTGACGGATCTTGAAGGAACATCAGACTTCAAGTTGATCTTCAAAGCAGACAACTTCAAAATGATGCCTCAAGATTACAACGTTGAGGTCTCATCCAAGGATAAAGCAATAATTGCGAATTTTGTCAGTGATGACGAAAAGCTCAAGTATTGGATTGCAATCGAGAGCAAATCATCAGTATAAAGGAGAACTTGAATACAATATGAATGTTGAAATACCTATTGACGAATTGAGACAAAGGAAGTTATTTATTGCCACGCCAATGTATGGCGGGATGGCTGGAGGACAATACACAAAGTCTTCAGTTGATCTAGCAACTATGTGCGCTATGCATGGTGTGGAATGCAAATTTTTCTACTTGTTTAACGAAAGTTTAATCACTCGCGCACGTAATTACTGCGTGGATGAATTTTTGAGAAGTGACTGTACGCATCTGGTCTTCATTGATGCAGACGTGGGTTTCAACCCCGAAGACGTGATCGCCATGGTGGCTCTTGCGTCAGATGATAGTCCTTATGACATAATCACGGGCCCATATCCCAAGAAGACGATTGCTTGGGAGAAGATCAAGATGGCTGTAGATAAGGGATATGCAGACGAAAATCCCCAGCAGCTAGAGCGGTTTGTCGGTGACTACGTGTTCAACCCGACCAGCGATCAACAGGAGATCAGGTTGGATGAGCCCGTGGAAGTGCTTGAGAGTGGAACAGGCTTCATGATCATTCGTCGCAAGACGTTTGAGGTGTTCGAAGAAGCTTATCCAGAGTTGAAGTATCTTCCTGACCATGTACGAACGAAGCATTTTGACGGTTCGCGACAGATCATGGCGTACTTCGATACAGTCATCTGTCCTGATACAAACCGATACCTGAGTGAAGATTACATGTTCTGTCAATGGGCACGTAATGCTGGATTGAAAGTATGGCTATGCCCATGGATGAAAACGTCACATATGGGAATGTATATGTTTGGCGGGTCGTTGGTCGACCTCGCACAGATCGGAGCAGCAGCCACCGCTGACGTAAATCAGCTCGGCAAGGGCAAGATGAAGAAGGGCAAAAATAAGAAAAAGTGATTGACATATCTCAGTGATATGTCATAATGAATAGTAACATTATGGAGCTTCGGTGATGATGAATTTGCTCAGAGAAGATAGGACGCGAGAACAGCAGAGGCTTGACGATATAATCAAACCTAAGCTTGTTATGTTGGTTGTAATGACAATCGGTTTCCTCTATTTTGGCTCAAGAATATGGGGTTACACGGTTTAATATTCTTTGACAGTGTTGCCCTCGTAGTATGGCTATGGGCATATATCAAAACCAAAAGCATGTATGAAGGGTGAAAGTATGCAAGACGAATTCCTTTGGGTGGAGAAATACCGTCCCCAAACAATCGATGATTGTATCTTGCCGAGTGAGTTGAAGAAAACATTCCAGAAGTTTGTAGAGGTTGGGAACATCCCGACCCTACTGCTTTCTGGTCCTCCGGGAACGGGCAAGACAACGGTCGCCAAAGCGATGCTCAACGATATGGGCGCCGATTACATTATGATCAATGGCTCTCTTGACAGAGGCATTGGCGTTCTCCGACACGAGATCGCTAACTACGCGTCCTCAATGTCGTTTATCGGCGGACGCAAATACGTCATTCTTGACGAAGCAGACTATCTCACGCCAGAGATGCAAGCAGGGCTAAGGAACTTCATGGAGGAGTTCAGTGCCAACTGTGGCTTCATTTTGACCTGCAACATGAAGAACCGGATCATCGCTCCGATCCGAGAATCGCGTTGTGACGTGATCGAGTTTCGGGTCAAGAAGGCAGAGGTGTCGAAAGTCTCAGGTCGATTCTTCAAGCGGATGTGCAGCATCCTCGACCAAGAAGAAGTCGAGTATGAAGAGGCGGTGGTCGCAGAAATTATCAAAAAATACTATCCCGATTGGCGACGTGTCCTTGGCGTCATGCAACGTTATGCGATTGCAGCAGGCAAGATTGACGCGGGTATGTTGCATATGGTCACAGACGATGTGAACAATACGATCCAGGAGCTGGTGGGATATGTCAAGAATGGCAAATTCACAGAGATGAGAAAGTGGGTCGGAGACCATTCAGACATTGAGTCGTCTGCGCTGTACCGACGTTTTTACGATATTTCATCAAAAGAATGTACGCCCGATGGCGCTGCTCAAATGGTCGTGATCCTTGGTCAGCATCAGTATTGGGATGCATTTGTCGCAGATCGTGAGATCAATACGGCTTCATGTATGGTTCAGCTGATGGCGGACGTAGAATGGAAAAAGTAAGCCCAAGCAGAGAACTCATCATCGATGTAGCGCACGAAGCCTATAACCAAACGCTTGTCGAATATGAGGAGAATGATCCCGCTTTTAGAAAGGATATGGCCCCGTCATGGGAAGAGATGTTCTCGCGCGGCGGTCTCAACAATCCGATCATTGCGCTCTACATCAAAACTGTCTCAACCAACATTGACATCTTAGAGCAGATGGGCTATGTGCTGATAAAGGTGAGTGATCGTGGGTCACGAGAAATTCATTGAGCAGAATGATTAAGCAGAAAATAAAAGACGAGCCCGTTAATAGATTTTGGACCACCGTTCACTTTCAAGCTGCCGCCACGCTTAAAAATCGTATCCGCAGAACCATTTACTGGAAAGTGAAGGACAGGACTAATCAAGTACATATATTCTTAAGAGAGGAATGTGATGAATCCTTTTGATTACATAGACACAATCACCACAACCAAAAAGAACATCATGGTGGATGAAGTGTCCGAAAAGGGTTATGTGCCATTCATCGTGAATAGAGGTCTTTCTCAATATGCAGAGACCATCCTCTTTGCAAACGAAATAAATAAATGTAGTCATTTGGACAATAGGCTACAGTATGAGATGTTGCTGAACATTGTTCGCCCGAAAAAAATGTCCCGTCGCAAGTGGGGAAAATTCGAAGCGAGCAATAACTTGGAAGTTGTTATGGAATACTATAAATGTAACAGCCGAAGAGCGCAAGAATACCTGAGCATGCTTCCTGATGATGAACTGAAAAAAATAAAAAAACGACTTGAAAAAGGTGGAAAACGATGAATGATATTTTGGAGACATTGGTATGGGTGACGTTGAAAAGACAAGAGGACTTTCTGATCGTCAAAGAGACATTGACACGGATCGGAGTAGCGTCGAAGAAAGACAAGAAGCTGTTCCAGTCGTGCCACATCCTTCACAAGCAAGGTCGGTACGCGATTGTCCACTTCAAAGAGCTTTTCGCCCTGGATGGAAAGCATTCCGATTTCGGAGAATCCGATCTTGGCAGGCGTAATACAATCGCTAATCTTCTAGCAGAATGGGATTTGGTCGAGATGGAGGATCCTGCAAAGTCAGCCGATCCCGTCGCGCCGTTGAGTCAGATCAAGATCCTCCCGAATGCGGAGAAGGGCGAATGGGAGCTCGTCGCGAAGTACAACATTGGAAGGAGAAAGTAATGAAAGTAAAGTTTAATATGGACTTGTTCGCATACCTAGGTGCTCCTGGATTTGTGAAAACTGCGCTTTATGCGTCAAAAACTGACGACGAGGCGACCGAAGATGATTTCAGTTTCGAAGACATGATCGAACAAGAATTCGATATGCACCTCTATCCTGATGGAACGTACAAATGGGATGATATCTCATACATGGAAAAGCACGCTGATGCCATGGAAGAGGCGGCGAAACTAATTCGAGAAAAATTAAAAAATATCAAAAAAAGTACTTGACATCCGACGCTTTTTGTGTTACTCTATAATTACACAATGAGGAAGAGGAATACATCATGGTTGAATTGTTTTTGAGCGCAGATGAGGGTGAATTGGTCGTGTCGAACTTGGGCGGAGGTCCTGTTATTTGGCGCGGCACAGACGGTGTTCAGCTCGCACAGGTTTTTGAGTCGATGGACATCGAGCGGATCATGTGCTCATCGTCAATCGATTTCGCTGAAGATTACGGGTTCGCGTCACAGGCTGACATGGACAAGATCCTCGCGGATGCGGGGCTGGAAGCATGAAGACGTACTACGTTGTTTTTGTCGCGGATCATTCAGAATCTTTGGCGGTTGGCGCAACGACGGATTTGGCGGTTGCCGAAGCTCGAGTGGCGTATATCCTTGAGAATGGATATCGCCAGACGTTCAGCGATGGTGATCATTACGTGTATGAGAATGCATATTTTGAGACGGTTCTCGAGCTCGCAGATGTGAGGAAGTAAGATGGCCTATCAAGAAGGCTACAACGCCGGATGGGAATTTCACCTGGGATCGGGTGAGTATCAAGAAAATCCTTACCGGTGTGGAACCGACGAGGAAAGCCAGGAATACTACGATTGGGAGCGCGGGTTTAACGACGCCGCGGAAGATTCTTGA